TATATGTTTGAGCTTGGTCTTTTGAAATATATTCAGCTTTCACCAAATCATTTACAGTTGGTTGTTTACCTGTCTTCACTTCATAAAGCTCCATCTGACTTTCGACAACTTTGACAACAGCAGCATCTCCTTTTTCATGCACAACCTCTTTTTGCTTGCTCAAGTTTGGCACAAATAACAGCATCAAGACACCAATGATTAGCAAAACAATCAACATCTCAATCAAATATATTAAATTTGTTTATTAAATAGGAAGAAAAAGGCGGTCTGGTTAGACCGTCTTTTGTTTTAGCTTTACCTCATTTTCTTTTGCGTATTTTGTTAATTTGATAGCGTTGTTGTATGACATACGCCCGACATCTGTAACGCCGTTTGCGTAATTTGATAACGTCTGTTCAGATATTCCTGTTGCTTTAGAAATCTGATAACGTGAATTATTCGTTAGTAAGTTTAAAATTTCTTGTTTTGATAATACTTCAATCATATTACTTCCCTTTAATCATCTTTTGCTATCCATAGATATACTAAGAATACAAAAGCAAAAATAATAAAATACTTCATAATTTTAACCAGTTATGATATACTCAACATAGTAGGTGTGGGAGCTTTCGCTCCCGTTCCCACTACAGAACCTTATTTAAACTTCCTTGGTTGGGCTGTTTTTTGAGGTTCTTTTTTTGTTGCTTTGATTACTTTGGCTACGCCCGTTAAGGCTGAACCAAAACCTGTTAAAGCAATTCCGATTGAACTGATAAGCTCAATTATTTCTGAGGTTTTCATAACTTTTTTCCTTTCTGTAGTTTCCTTGTCTAAGGTTTTATTTTTTTACCTCCCTCAACCTTACATATATATTATACTACTATTTATAGTAGTAGTCAACACTTTTTATAAACTTTTTTGATATTTTTTAAATTTTTTGGTCCGTTTTAACGGACTTTTTTTAGTTTTGTGGCTATAACAGCAATAAAAAAGCTCCCAACACAAAGTCGGGAGCGTTAAAGGTTAACTAATTAATTATACTATTTATGTTATAATATAACAAAAGCGAGCGAGGTAGTAAAATGAAAAATCCTTTCAAATACGGAAAATTTTGCGGAAAATGGTATCCAGTTGTTAAATTAGAATTTAGAATACACGGTTTAGCTGATATCAAACTAACAAAAATCATTAAAGTCGGCAAGAGATACGTTGGTTTGACGATTTTTAAAAATGACATTGTATCTAGTCGCTTATTTATTTTATAGATAAAAAAAGAAGCCCTAAGCAATCGCTTAGAGCTTTTCTTTTGGCTTAATTGTAATAATTTACCAAGTCGTCTTTATCACGACAAGAAAGCCAGACTGTACCGAATTGACCGAACTCAAATTTACGCCAGTAATATCCGCCATAATATCCGCCTTCGCCAGTATCTGTGATATGAGCCTCGTCAATCTCAAATGAGAAGTACATACCTGCTTTAAAGTCCTTGTCTTGACCGTCAGGCAAGTTGTTGCCGTTTTCATCTACCCAGTTTACCAGACCAACAGGAATACCGTTGTCAGTCCAATCAAACCCAACAGGCGCTAAATAGTCGCATTTGATTTGATAGATACCGTTAACGAAAGCTACCTGATTAGCTAGGTAGTAAGCCTTGCTGTCTGGTTTACGACCGCCAGAAACAACTGTGTTAGGTTGTGTAGCTGTTGACCCGCTAAAGCGCCAAGCTTCGATATAAGCTGGTCTAGAGTTGTTGTAATAACTATCCCAATTATGGCTTGATACCGCTGTACCTGCTTGTCCGCCAGTTGAATAGTCAACGCTGATAAATGTGTTAGCGTCCTCTAGCACTCCGACGTGCCCACCAGCACCACCAGATTGCGACATATCAGCACCCCATGACATCATGACAATGTCCCCACGCTGTCCGTTCCAATCTTCGTTTTTGCTTACACGATAAAAGCCATTTTTGGCTAGCTGTGAGCCTAATGTGACTGTTGACGGTAAACCAACAATATTCACCCCTGCCTCTTTAAGAGCTTGCGAGATTGACCCTGAACAGTCCGCTGTACCGTCTGAACCATTTCGACTTCCGTACATCGAATAAGTGAGTTTTCCTCGACGACTTTCAAACCAGTTGATTAAAACATCTGTATTCATTTATTTTCTCCTTTCCAGCTATCATTCATTTCTTTTACTGCTGCTTCAATAAACATTTCAAGCTGACTATCAGATAAATAGATATTGTATTGCTCTAACGCTTTCTTGACTTTCGTCTTAGCAGCAGTTAGCTTCTGCTCACTATCTGTGTACTCGTCTGTAATCTGTTCTACTGCATTAACAGCATTCTTTGCTACGATTTCAACGATACGTAAAGCTTTTTCTCCACCCTCTTTAAACAGATAGTCCTTTATCGTCTTAACGATAAAACCAACGAAACCAGTCAAAATAAGCATAATACCTTGTAAAATTACATCATTCATTTTCTTACTCCTTTAAAACATCTGTGTATTTCTAACAACATCTTCTAAATCGTCCACTTTCTCTTGCAAAACTGATATGTCTTTGCGAGTTTCTAGTGAGAGATTATTAACAGCTTCTGTCAATCTAGCCATTTGCTGTTGGTTTTCAGTAGCAATCCGATTATTGGAAGCTAACAGTTCCTTATTCGTCTCCTGAAAGCCAGTCACTAACTTCTTGATGACCCAAATCATACCGCTGATTAAAAGCAAGATGACTAGGATAATAGCTATAGCTAAAACTCCGCCAACTTTATCAATCGTCCAAGTTGCTCTCATGGCTTCATGAATAATATCTTGTCCAACCATAAGCCCCTCTGCTTTCTAAGCTTATTCAGCAGTATTTTCCTTAGTTAGCTCTGCCAAAAGCTCATCATCTTCGACCATGAGAGCGATTTGTGCTTTGACTTTTGGTTTAAGCACTTTTGGGATTTTGGCATATTGGTAGTTTCCTGAAATAACGTTAATTGCGTAAAGTTTAATCATCATATCTATTCCTCTTTCTATTTCATTTTTGAGTTTCTTCACTAATTTCATCTGCTAGTACTCCTTTATCGTAAAGTTGGGTGATAAGGTCTAACAGTGTAGCTTGTGCTACTTCTGAATTTTCGTTGTAATTTTTGATTTTCTCATCAATCTCGCTGAATTTCTCGTTTTCGTACTTATCACGAAAATTCTCTTGATAAACGACTTCCAGCGCTAACTCTTCCAGCTCTGCGTTAGATAAGCTGATTTTGTCGGCTGGTAGCATGACGGGATAGAATGCACCGTCATCGTTGGTCAAGGTGACTTTCGTACCTTTAACCGTGCCATCTTGCTCAAATTCCTGTGATTTTGAACCAAATTTTAGTTTCATATTTTCTCCTTTCTATGATGGGAATGGGTCTGTAGTTAAGTAAGTAACTGTCCCCGTCCATACGTGGTTACCTGTGTAGCTATTTGTAAGCCTGATTTTCCCATCAGTTGCTAAATGCAAGACTGCCCAAGCGTTAACACTGTTTGAAACGTTACCGCTCAAATTCATATGTACTTCGAAAGCGGGTCTGTAACCAAGCGGGATAGTTTCAGACACTTCCACATATTCGCACTGCTTATTAATATTTGAAATTGCCCTGTGCCAAGTAAGCTGAACTTGATTACCAATCCTAGTAGCCGTCGCCTTGCTTGAATATGGCATAGTTATTGTTTTTGAATACACCTTAGTCTGGTTGACTGCAGTAAATTCAGCTACTTTATTTTGAACAGCATAGTATTGCCATGGGTTCCATACATTATCGCTTTTAAGTCTAAACGCTGGCGTTCCACCCCTATAGTCGCTAACTTCTTGCAGTCCCCATGAGTCATCATGTCTTGTTACTCTTAGATATTTCCAACCACTTAAAGAACCAACTGTAGGAGCATGAAGCGGGTTGTAACAGCGATAAAAACCTGCAGTCGTGATTGTGTTAAAATCTGTACCTTCAGCTAGGAGGATAGCAGTCCCAGTATTATTAGTCAACTGATGGTGTTGAATGTCTTTGTTTTTGTATTTAAACACCCAATCGCTGTCAACAGCATTTGCATTTTCTGGTGTTTTGCCAAAACCTACCCTGTCTGGTCTAATTGCAATAGGAAACTTCTCTGTACCAACAGTTGCTAAGAACTCATAGCTTGTAAATGCATCTTCGATTTTACCGATAATGTCATAAGTCTTTAGTGTGCTAAAAGTAGCTGCTAAATTAGCCCTAGAGTTTGTTAAATTATCAATAGTCGTCCACGTCCCACCTGCGCTGCCTGTGTCAGTCGTGTAGTTAGTAGCTGAATGCTCCTTGTACTTAAAAGAAATAATCATTTTGTTCTTTTGCTTTCCACCGACTGTTAAAGGAGCTATTCTGGCATTTCTTGTGACGGTTAAGGTCGTGCTAGCAGAACCGCTACGCTGTGCGGTGAAACTCATGTGCGGCGTGAAATACGGCAACACATTAACAGGAATTTCAACAGGGTCTGACGTTCGTCCCCGACTGTCTGTGACTGTCGCTCTAACAGTCACTGAACCATTGAAGTCCATCATGCCAAGTGAACCGCCGTTTGACGTTGTGCTAAGATTTTTGCCGACGATTTCCGCACGATAATTGGAAATGGTAGAGCTGTAAGCACCGCTAGCGTTGTTAAAAGCAACTTTGATATTAGACAAGACCTGCACGAATGTATTTGACGTATTTATCAGATTGGATACAGTCGTATTGCTGTCAGATAAGCTAATACCGCCTAAGGTTGGTTTAATGCTTGCTGGGATATTGGCGTTAAACGTCACTTCCTTCGTCCCGATTTTGGTGCTGCCTGAATATGTGTCAATGTAGACCGTTCCCCAGTGATAATCTGCATTCGGAACTGTGTTAGCAAAATCGAGTGGTAAAGTCCAATTACATGACGTGTCAACGTTTGTCGCAATCGTTCCAGTTTTGCCGTCCCAGTTATAACGTAAGGTGTGTTTAAATGAACTGTTTTTGCGGTCAATTGTAATAGTCGCAACTTTACCAAGCTCAGTAGCTGTCACCTTCCCAGTACTTGCACGCTTGATTTGTGTCAACGGTAAATCAAAAGCGACCATAGCAGAACCGTATCCGCCCGTATTTAGGCCAACGCTTAACTGAACTCCGACCGTTTTCTTACCTTCTGAGTCATGCCCGACGTTGTAAGTGCGATTAAAGATTTCCTGTGTTGAATTTGTTCCGATATTAATCACGGGATGCTCGATTGCACCATCGCCATTAATGTGTATAGTGACATCGCTTGTGACACCCCACATAGAGGCATAACCGTTAGTACGCAAACGACCTACTACTTTAACAGTACTGTAATTTCCAGCTATATTTTGGCCTGTTTGCGTCGCCTGCAATTCCAATGCCATATTACGACCGTAAGAACCGCTAAATGTAGCTGTTGCCATATCAACCTCCTAAATACCTTAATACCAGCATGTCTGCATCGGCTGGGTGCGTTTCAAAGCGAAAACGTCCAATTTGAATCGTCTTCGTAAAAATACCATTAGCAATATTTAACGTACCTTGAGAAATGTACATCACTTCGCTGCTTCCAGAAAATAAGCTAATCCTGTCATCACTAAATTTAGCGTAAGCTGAACCATCTTTTTTACCGATAATCAAGCCTTCATTTTGAAAGCTCATGAATCTATCGATTGCATCCCATGCGAACTTTAAGTCGTTAACTTCGTATCTCATTCCCAAGATACGTTCTGACGCTTCTTTTAAAGCTTGTTCCGATTTAGCTTTATCTGCATCATTTGCTTTAACATAGTTTTCGTAAGCTGTTATCCATTTATCGACAGCATCAATACTAGCTTTTGCTTCCATTTCGGCTTTGATAAGATTATTCTTCTCTGCCAACGCATTCAACTGTTCTTGCGTTAGCGTTTGGTCTGCTTTGCTGTCAATGTCAGCTTGTATGTCCTCTGGTGCCCATACATGACCAGTAGCCACATTTCCAAACTGCACCATGACACCAGTCACCCAAGCTGACCCGCTTTTAGCACCTTCGAGGTTAAAACGAATAGTAGTTTTAAGCTGGTCGTATGACTTGATAGCTGCATAGTCGTATGTGTACGTTATATACTTCCAGTCTGACGTCCCAACAAAACCTCCTAACGTTAGATAGTTAGCAGTCGAAGTCGCGCCTGTCGAGCTGTTTTTTAGGTATAGTGAGTGTTTAAAGCAGTTAAATACATTCCAGCCGTTCGTGCCTTGAACGACATTCTCGTATTTTACCCAAGCGCTAAAAGTGACTTTACGATAAAGTCTAGAACTGAAATCTGGTTCTATATTAAAACTTAGCTCCTTATTGTTTGGAATACGATAGCACTTCTTCTGACCCGTAATATGGTTGTCTGGTAGCGTTTCTTCTACGAAACCACCAGTAGCTTTCGATTGAATCCAAAGATTTCGTCCACTAACTTCAACACCAGCACGTCTATCCATCCAAGCGTATTTTGTTGGGTCTGTACTGTTTGCTTGTACGAAGTCTGTGTAATAGCCTTGATACTGCTGACCAGACTCTTTAAAACTAAAACCAGTTCTGCCATCTGCGGAATCTGCATAGGCCATGTGGAAATAGGACGTTTTCCCGTCAGCACCTGGTTTTCCTGGCAAGCCTTGGTCGCCTTTCCACTTGCTCCACCTATACTTAGTCGGGTCTGTACTTGCCGCCTCGTTAAAATCAGCGTACCAACCCATGTATGCTTTTGGTGTAGTTAAGCTAAATCCGCCACCAGTTGCGTTGTCGGCGAAGGCAAAGTGTACGTGCGAGGTTTGACCGTTCGCCCCTGTATTACCCTTCTCGCCAACACCGCTATATTCCCAGACAGTATCATTTGTACCGTCAGTGTAGTGTGTGATAGTACGCTTCCAGATGTATGTGCCATCAGGGGCTGCCATAGGACTTGTTAAAGCACCAAAATTATTCTGGTCAGTCACAAGGGGTTGCCCGTTTTCATCAAATACCTGAGCGTCGTATACACGATAAGCGGTTGAAAATCCACTAGTCGATGACTGTTCAAGCTGAACATAAACTCTACCCTTGGTTTTTCCATTTGGGACTGTTAAAGTTCTTTCCCAAATTCCTAGCCCATCTTCACTAAGTTCCCCTACCGGAGTAAGGGCTGCTAGACCATCAAATTGATAACCAGACGTTCTTTCCGTGTACCAGATACCGCCTTTAAGATTAATAGTCCCTTTTGTTTTTTGAGCAATAACCCTAACTGTATATTTCTTTCCGCTGACAACGTCAAACTCATTAGCAAAAGCATGGTCACGACCACCGCAATCATAAACCCCTAGCGGGTGTTTAGTTGCGGATAAGCCGTGCCAAAACGTTACCTCAGTTCGCTCAATCGCCTTTTCCGTCAGATTCACCAGAGTCATCTGACTCGTTGCTATCAACTTGCTCATCTTTTACCTCTTCCTGATCATCTTCGACCCAGCGTTTGATATCAATCCCTGGACCGTATGTATTCCAAAGCACTCGAATTGCATCAGATTTATTGTCAACAGGAACTTCAATGATTTGTCGCTGTTCCGCAATTTTAACATCCGCTTTAATCATATTTCACATCTCCTTATTCCCAAACTTCACATTTATAATTAGCTTTGGCTGCAATCTCACTAGCATTGACTGTAATAGATTTACCAGGCTTATATGCATTACCAATACCACCGAAGTTTGCGTCCATTACGCCATTCTTATCAAATTTTGTCCATTTATAAGTCTTACCAGTACCATTCACATCAAGTTCTTCACCATTACGATAAAGTCGTGCTTTCAACACGGTAGATCCTTGGCGGTTCTTGAAGATATTACCCGCACTAGAATCGAGCATCAAACTGTATGGGTCTGACATGTCAACGAGTGTACATAAGCCAGAAGACTTACTACCATTAAACGTACCAGACTTGTTAATACATACGACTTTAAAAGTTTGAGCATTAACAACTGCAGCAGCTGTTACAGTAAGTACACCTTGTGATGTTGTAGTTGCAGTAGGTTCAACGTTTGGTGTTTGACCTGCTGTGGTTTTAGAGCATAGGTGCCAACCGATTCCACCATCAGCGTCGTAGCCCGCCGCTGTACTACCGGTAACACTAGTATCTTGGTAGAAGAATTTGAATTGCTTGTTATCATTTGTCAATACGTTACCACGATAAAGATCAGCATTTACTGTAAGACTCGCTGGGGTATTATTTCGGAAAGTAGTACCGTTACCTGCATATACATTTAAGACTTGGGTTTCTTTACCAATTTGAGTAACAAACAAATCAATATCGGCACTAAAGTTTACATCCAGACCTGTTAGAGGGTCACGCCATACGCCAGAAACTTCGTAACGTTTAGAGCCTTTGTTAGGGTCAATGTTGAGTTTAGTTGTTAAAGATTCCCTGTGAGCACCAGAAACATACTCATTTGTAGTATTTTCATTTGATGTAATTTCGGTTTTACTAGTTCCATCAACAACATACCAATGTACACTACTGATACCACCAACGATACTTGCTGTTGATCCAGCTTTTGTTAAGTTAAGAGTTAGCACCTGTGGTGTTGACGCATATGATGGGTTGTAATTACCTGAGCTTTGACTGTACACCTGTGTTGTGGGTCTACTAGCAGTGATGAACGCATTTAAGACGGGTGCATCCGATACGTCTACAACTGTAATTTGACCCGCTGCAATAATTCCCATTTTGATTTTCTCCTTTTAAACTCGTTTGCCGACATATTGGACTTCGCACGAGAATGTGGCTCGTCTAAATACGTCAGCTTCTGTGATTCTTATTGATTTTTGTGAATACGAATGGTCTTGATTCCAGTTCTCGTCTGGTGTTTCATCGCTATTGATTTTTTTCCAAACATAGCTGAACTCAGTGCCATCCTTGTCGATTTCCTTATTCCCACGCCATAGAGTGGCTGTCAGCGTGCTCGCTATGTTGTTGTTTTTGAACGTATTACCGTTTGACGTCAGGATGACTAAATCAATCTGCTCGACCATATTAGCTAGCGTGATTTCCGTAGTGGCTACTTCAGTATTTCCGACATAGCCCGAGACGGTTAAAACCGCTGTGTCAGTGATGTCTTTAGCTTGGACACGGTACTGCATACCGACTGTGACCACGCCGTCAAGCGCCCAGCGCCAAGAGACGTCCCGACTGACAACTTTGCCACCTTTCCAAAGTGTGGCTTTTACTAGACTTTCGCCCTCATTGTTCTTGAACATCGTTCCATTATCCGTCGAAATGCGAATATTGTACGGTTTTGCATCTTCTACCAAACGTTCAAGTTCGCTCTGGATGTCATTAGATAACTTGCTTTGCAAAGCTCTAAAATTTCCAAGTGTGGTCTTCCAGTTTTTTTTAGTCGAAAAGCTTAGCTTTTGTTCAAAAATACGTGCTTCAATCAGCAATGTGTTAGCAAAGCCACCATCTGAGAGCTCTACTGTGTCTCCAATATCTGCATCAATATAGCCGTCAAATTCGTATGTTAATTCTGGATAAGCTGACGCTTTCAACTGTTTCAAACCTTCTGTCTCAAGCTGTTGAATGCTTTTGACGTTAAAGTCCATGTCACGTCTAGTCCATTGATCTGATTGAGTTTCCGACGTAAACGTTGACGGATAAAGCTGTGCTGAAATAGGCGCATAGAGAGCATCGCCACGCTTGTAAAACTCAACGATGCCTTTATCATTCTTGAGCTCCCAGTTTGGCAAGCTTCCGATAGTCAATTTCTGATCACTGTTCTCTTCACTTTGAGCAGTTGGCACAATCATGTTAAAGATATTTGTCTTGTCAACCTTGCGCTTGATTGACTTAAGATTCTTCCTATAAACCAGCGTAATGTCTTTTCTGTCACGCCCAACGCCGTGATAATTAACGCCGTCATTTTCGTGATAAACATTGACCAAAAACTGCTTGATAGTACTGTCATCGTTGAGATATGTTTTAAATTCGATTTCAGCATCAAATTTGTTCGCAAGTGAAATAAGTCTGGCAAGTTTGGTGTCTTGCCCTTCCCATTCCAAAGTGCGCTTGTAATCTGAAATCTCATTAATACCGATGGATAATTTAGTCATATTTAGTAAATCCATAGCATTACAGTACTCAACAAATGACATAGCTCTGTCTGCTTTAAACGGATTTGAATATTCGTTAATAAGTTCTAGGTTTAAATTCTCACAATAACATTTGATTTTCTTTTCATCTTCTTCAACAGTCATCACATTAAACAGAAACGTCTCGCCTTTATATTCAAACGACACAAAGGCACGTTCGTTCAAATAGCTGTATGTTCTGTTTAAGACTGTATCTGAAACAAGCGTCTTCTTAGAGATGCTAAACCCATACGTTGACGAACCTGTTTGTAGATTACGTGTCCAAGTATCGTCGTAAAAACTCAATGTGCCTTGCTTCTCGTTGTCAATAAACGCTACTTTCTTCAAATGTGCATCGTGTATTGTTAGAAGCATCTACAAGCTCCTTTTCTCAAACTCCACTTTGACTGTAGGCATTTTCTTGATCCATGATGAGAAATAGATGTCTAACTCAGACTCGCCAGGCGGAACACTCAAGAAATGATGTGAGCCCTGTACGATATCCTCATTTTTATTCAAGTTATCTTTCATCACTGTGTCTGTTTCGTTGTTAATAACAACGGTTGAGCCCATAGCATAGCGGTTCGGGATGTCTCTAGTACCTGTCACAAAATCTTTGCGATAAACGATATCATCAAGATAAACGTGTGTCACTCCAGGTTTGCCCCCTACGCTCCCAAATATAACACTGACTTTAGCGGACTTTTTACCCTTTATCTCAGGGATGTTGTATTCTTTGTATTGACCGTTCCAAAAAAACTGTATCCAGCCATCTTTCCTGTAGATATCTGACCAACCTCGTGGCTCATTAAATGGATTTTGACCGTCTAAATGCGTACACCAAAATGTATAGCGATCAAGAAAACGATAGCCGCCTTTGCCGTCAGAAACCATGAAATTATATTCAGTCGTTAGACTGTTAGAACGTTTAAATGTCTCTGTTCCGTATAGAAATTGACCGTTTTCGTCCGATACAACAACTTTCATAAATCCGTACTGCGATTGATGTCCAGCCCAAAAAATCTGTCTCCACCAGATGTACTCATATAGCGCTCCTGCCTCTCCTGCGCTATCTGCTGGTATGTCCCAAGTAATGGACGCAGATGTCCCGTTTTTCAAGTGGATGTGTGGTCTTCCCCAAGCGTTGTCTATCTCAAGTTGTCCGTCTAGTACCTCTTGAACATTACTAATTGCCTCATTAAATTTACCCTCTTCAAATCCATTTAAAATCCTTGTTGGTCCAGTGTTTGATGTGTAATCAAACAAGATTTCAGATTTCTTGTATTCTTCTGAGTCTGCTTCTTCCTTACTTCCAAGCTCAAAAGCGCCATTTTGACTAACTAGTCCGACATAGCCGTTTTCTGAATTATGTTTAATCGTGATAATCGGATAAGCATCTACATTCCCCTCATTATTGATTTTGAACGTCATTTTATTGCCGTTCCAGGTAGGCTCTTCAAAACGTGCATCTGTCACCGAATGAGCCACTCCGTCAGGGATTAAGATAGTGATTTCTGAACGCTGAAACCAACGTGTGATATTGTCGTGTGAAATGTCATCAACAGGCAAGCCTAAATAATACTTGTCTGGTTCATCTGCATATGTAATCTTGACTGGTTTATCAACATTGAAAACACCAGCTAAATCATGTTTGAGCTGTTCAAGCTCTATTTCTGATTTCCCTTTGATGTCAAATTTGATTTTGTGTTCTTTAGCTCCGATTTTAATTTCTTGGATATTCACCCCCAAAAAAGGAGAAGTGTCAGTTGACACCGTCCTTTTATTACCAATCGGGCGAATAATGTCAGTAATTCTAAAGTATTGAGACATCTCAACACCGTTAAAAGTCATTATTTCTGTCATGGTCTACCCCACATTCTGTTATTGCGTGTAATCTGTGTTTGTTGATAATCTTGATATCTATCGCTAGTAGATGCGATAAGCGTGTCGTCATTCAATCGCATATCGATTGGACGGTCGGCGAGTCTGCCCATTGCATCTATAGCTTTTTCTATTACTTCGTTTGATTTTTCTTGTACAATCTCAACTTTTGCTTTGATTGCTTTGTCTAGATCAGATTTAACCTGTATGCTATGAGAGAAATTGGCTGAGCCTGCGCCTATTAGGTCTTCAGCTCTGTAGCTAAATGCTTGTACTTTGTCATACATTGCACCTAAAGCGTCGTTAACTGTGTAGCTGTCCTTTTCAATCCCAACCGCAACACCTTGTGCAATATAGCGACCTACATTGTCACGAAATAGGCGTGATGGTGAATGAATTTTGGCTTTTGCTCGTGCCGCTCTCTCTGCTTGTGCTACTAACGCATTAGCAGCTGCCGTCACACTTCCAAGAGCTGACATCATACCACTAGCCAAACCTTGCCCGATATATGCACCAATTGCACGCATTGAACCGACTCCAGACATCCCTGCTGCACGTACAGACGCCATAAGAGAACTCATTGCCGACCTTGCACTACCAGCACCGCTAGAAATACCTTGAGCGATATTTTGAGCTGTTTGTTGACCAATCATGCGTCCTTGATTTTTCATCTGATTTCCAATAGATGTAACAGCACTAAGCATTGCTTGCATTGACGATTGCACTTGTGTGCGCATTGAGCTAAACGCTGAAATAACAGACTGTGTCGCTGAAATGATTGAACGCATTTGAGACGCTGAACTTGCCGCACTCGCACCAATATTTGCAAAACCGCCTGAAACTGACGATAGAGCTCCACCTAAAGCACCTACTCTACCAGCTAACGCACCAAACGACGCTCCTGCCATTGCTGTTGCTGCGCCCATTGACAAGATGCGTGCGTTAAATACACTAATAAGTCCACCGATGACGGTAAACGTGCCATTGATGACCATCGCTCTAGCACCAAACATTGCAAATCCCGCTGTAGCAGATAAGATTGTTGGTGTTAAACTCATCAATTGTGCTTTAAATGCTGCAATTGGTGCATTAACAGCTGATAATCCAGCAATACCAGCGACTGCTTGAGAAACGAATACTGGGAAACCTGCACCAGCCACCGTCATCATCGCTGGCAAAAGAGACAAATTGGTCTTGAGTGTTGTAATCACTGCATCAAACTGACTTAAAGCAGCTAACGAAATCATTGCGCCAGTCGCAAACTGAGCCATACCAGTTCCAACTTGTGTCATTGCCGAGCCGAGCTGGCTCATCCCTGCTGAATGACTAGCCATTTTACCGAGACCACTAGCTGTAGTAGCTAAAGTTGCTGCTAAATCGCCTAGTTTTAAATCAACTAGCATCTTGACACCTTGCGCCATCTGCTTAACGCCATTACCAGCATTGAGAGCGGCATTCCCCATTGAGTCGAAAATGCCCGCAATACCGTCTAAAACGTTTCGAACGGCGTCGCCGAAACCAGTGATAACACCCTTAGCACTGTCCAGAATGTTGCTGATTTGCTCACCTAACGTCTTGAACAGGTTGGTGATTGAGTCAATAATCGGACTGATTTGACTGATTAGGTTGTTAAACGCATCTACGATTTGAGATAGTACTGGAGCTACTGCTACGACCATCTCTGTAATCGCTGGGATAAACGGTGATAGCGCTTGGATAATTTGAACAATAGCGTTAGACACTACTGTCACAATTTGAACAAATGCACTGCTGATAATTCCTACAATAGGTGTTATTGCTGTAGCTATTTGAGAAATAGCTGAGCCTAACGCTGTAATAATCGGTGGGATTGTCCCTAAAATTGACGTAAACGCATCTCCTAACGCTGTGATTGCGGGAGCGGCTGCACCAACTGCAACTCCTACTGCCACAACCAAAGGTGCTAGGTTAGCTAATGCACTTGTGACAACTGGCAATACACCAGAAACTGTTACAATTGCCTGAGCGAAAGCACCGATAATTGCCGTTGCTACTGTTGCAAAGGCTGTACCAAGCGCTTGAATAATCACGGACACACCTGCGCTTTGCGTTGCTAACAAAGTCAACGCTGACACGATAATTCCTACACCTGCACCAATACCAACGGCTGCAATACCGACTGCTGTGCCTAATGCAATAATATTTGCTGGTCCAGCCATTTTAAGAGCCGTACCTAATCCAACAAAAGCATTTGCCAAGCCTGTACCAATCCCTTTTGCTGCAACAGCAATACTAGTACCCACCGATTTAATGACCGATGCAAGACCTTGTAAGATTTGAGCAATCTTAGATTTACTTTGACCTACAGCTTCTGTCGCACCATCTGCTCCGTCCTTAGCGTTCTTCTTGAACATTTTGAACGGATTAAATGACTTGATAAATTCAAGTCCCTTCATGCCTTTTGAAACTAAGTTAGTCCCTGCTGAAAACGCCATCAAACCAGCAATACCACCAACTAGAACATTGGTAAATCCTTGGACAATGCTTGGGTCTAACCTTGAAATAAAATCAGCAATAGCTTGTACGACTTGTGCAATGACTTTAGCAACATTACCGATGACTGTTCCCAACGTCGACCAAATAGAAGCTTCACCAACTGCATAAGTCAATGTCGTGTACGCCGTAATAACACTATCAATCGCAAATTTGATTTGTTGCATAGCGCCAGTATCTGAAAAGCTATCCATGAATTTTTTAACAATCTTAGCTCCGCTTGCAATCGTTCTCATCAATGCTGAAATAGCATTACTGATTGTTAATGTCCATGAAAATCCACCACCAGCCACATTATTAAACGTCGACCAAATCGACTGCAAAGCTGCTCCTACATTGCTCAAAGCGCTTTTGAAATTGAAAATAAACAAAGGGTTAAAAGCCATTTGAGCAGCTGCTTTGATATTCTTAAACGCTCCTACAATGTCAATATCAAGGTTTGGAGCAATCTTTTTCAAACCTTTTTGAATTTCTTCTCCCATTGAGTCCATAAGAGTAGAAAAAGCTTGTGGTAGTTTAGAGAATACCCTTGTAATCATTGGAATAAAGTTTCCAAACAAGAATGTTGATGTCGTTCTTGCAAGACCTTGCAACGACGGCGTGATGTCCAATTCACCATCAGCTAAGTTTCCTTTGAAATCAGTCCAAGCTGCTTTCATAGAGCTAAAAGAACCACTCAAAGTCGTTGATGCTTCTCTTGCTGTTGTTCCTGTAATTCCAAGGCTTTCTTGGACTGCGTGAATAGCTTTAACGGTGTCTGCGAAATCACCAACGGTATAATGTTCACCAGTTAGCTTTTCCGCATCTTTCATCAAGCGTTCCATCTCGGATTTAGTACCACCATACTTTGTACACATTCGCCACAAGTCGCTAACTTGTGACCGCTCTTTTAGAGCTGCTCTATGTCACCATAGAGAGTAGACTATCTCTTATACATTTCTGCACCCTAGCGCTTCGAATTCGCTTGAACCTACTCTACTCCATTCAGCTCTTTAAAAGCTGTGTTTCGATAGTCGTTACACTTTCCCTTTTAGGGCTTAGCACGGTATTGTCTAAGCTACTAAACTTAGAGTTTCACCGTTTTCACTAGGTTTATACTCGGCTATGGTTTTTCTACCGAGTTTTAGGTTATCTAACATTTGATAGTTTCCACGAGCTAACGATTGATAGGTTTGAGTAATAAGCTCCATGTCTGTACCCATTTTGTTGGCGTTATCAGACATATCCACCATCGCTGTGTTAGCCAATTCAGCAGCTTTTGCTGTATCTCCACCGAGTGAGCTAATCAAACTAGCTGAAAATGATGTGACGTTCTCCATATAAGTATTTGCGGACACACCAGCTGTTTCAAAGGCTTGTTGAGCATAGTTTTTAACTGTGCCAGCAGAATCCTTGAATAGCGTTTCAATACCACCAATAGACTGTTGGAGCTTCGCCCCCTCGTCGATAGTAGATGAGAACGCCCCTTTAACTGCACCAGTTAAAGCGTTGACACCAGAAATCACAGCAGAGCTAATCAAGTTAGCGCCAAGAACGGACTTAAACGTACTTCCCATGCTGTTAACGCTCTCTCCTAATCCAAGCAATGAACTTTTTAAGCTTTTGACCTCTGACTGTGCACTTTTACCATCCATATCAATCTGGATGGTAACTTTTCCATCTGCCATGTTTTTCCTCCTTTCGTCTATTCTTCAGGCAATGCGTATTCTTCTTGTAATTCACGCATTCTTTGTTTTTCTTTTGCGCTGTCGCCTTTCTGTGGCTTCCAAGCTCGGATTTTCATAACTTCAATTAGCTTTGTTCCATCTGGTAAACCAGACAATAAAGCATTGAATTTCTGCCAATGCAATTTTCCTTGTTCTTCAATCAAATCAATGTTGTAAGCTTGCATAAACGATGAAAATATAAACTCACCATCGTATTTGAGTGAATACAGAGGTTTCTCATCGTCTGTACTATCCTTTGGTTTTTTAGGAATGACGTTTCCCTCCAAGTCATAGCGTTCTACAGCATCGCTTGGTTTAACGCTCTTGATATGTTTCTCGAAAATCTCTGAATAGATATTCAAAGCTGTTTCAAAATCAAGGTGTCTAAACTCTGGATTATCAGTAAGCTTGACTAGTGCTAGCTGTGGCTTAATCTGTACAGGAAATCTGTCGTCAGACCACATTTCGAAAACTTTTAGGACATTATCGAACGATAAGAAAAGCTGGTACTCTTTTCTATTGAGCACCAGCCTATCATCCATTCTTTTGGAAATGTCAAACATCACTCAGATAGAAACTGTTTGAAATATTCATCGTTTTGACGTTCTGCGTTGACTTCTCGAATTGCATTGCTAATTTGATAAAATACACGCAAGTAAGACAATGTGTTCTCACCAACTGCTTTATACAGTTTTTGAGGTGTTTCAGCATCAAACATTGTTTCAAACAATTCATCTAACAGCGCTTTGACTTTCATTGCTGTTTCAAAGTCGCTTTCTGATGAGTCGTCTGTAAGAGTTTTAGCTTTGTTTTGAATTTCAAGACCTTTCTCTTGAATGTATTTACTTTGTTCATCGCTTGGCAAGAACTCAAGACTGACATTTCCGATATTGAACACAATCGCATCTTGCTTCGCATCAAAATTATAAACTCGTGACATATTTCAAACCTTTCTATTCTGTAATAGCTTTCTCAATTGGCTTTTTAATCCATTTGAGTGTGCACTCGAATTCTTCGTAACTTGTCGCATCACCAGAACCAGCTTTGATACCAGAAACATTAGCGATTTGAGTAAATGACTTCTTGCCGTTTGACTCAACTACACGATGCCATACACGACGACCATCCCCAATTTCGTAACGAATAGAAGCGATAAGCGCTTGTGCTTTATCTTCTGCATCGTACGAGCCAGAAACAGAGTAAGAACCTGAAACGGATGTAACGGTTTCTTCCGTCGTACCATCGCCATCGTAATAACCTGTTTCATCTGTTTCTTCGTCTGTATCATCATCGATAGTCTCAATGTATTTAGCTAATCGTAAGAACGCATCATCACCTGGTACAGTATTTGGTGTTTCTGGGTTAAACGGTGCGATAAAATGTTGTCGCTTCGCATTTTTTTGACGTGCCATAATTTCCTCCTTAAATTTCCAATTTTGCTGTTAGTTGCAAGGTGTAGACAAAGAAACCTTGCTCATCTCTTCCGTTGATACCAGGTTTTTCAACCGACAAGGACAAAAAAGTGTATGAATTATCTGTACTTGGCAAATCAATGTCAAACGCTGACAATTCGCCGTTTAGAAACCAGATAATATCACTTGCTTTCTTGTTGGTTCTGCTTTTGACCGCAATTTCAAACGGTAGACTTACTTCTCTCGTACCGTCCATGAATTCCTTGTCAATCGTTCCACCTGGAATAGCATTGATAACCAAATCATCTTCATCCTCGTTGAAATAATCTAGTCTTGCTTTCAACGGTAATCTGTCAAAACTATTAATATGTTTTAAAAGCACTTCTTGAAAGTTTTTGTTATCTTGCATTAGAGCCCCATTCCTTTAGCAGCTACACGTTTCCACTTATCTGAATTAGCCTTTTGAGCTGTGTCATACCATAATTTACCAGTACCTGACGTTGTATAATGGTTAAATGTAACAATTCCGTTAGTGCCATAATATTGTGCTCGTGCATATACTGTATTCCATGAGACATTGCTTCCATCAATAGCGATTTGACCGCTAGCACGTAAAGCACCGTCTTTTTTAGGAATATACTTGTCAGCATCTAAAAGCACTTGATTAGCTAATGCACGTTTCCCTTTTAGAATGTTGTCGTTTGACACTTTCTTTTCAACACGGCTAATGTCAGTTTTAGTCCGAACAAAGAAACTCATTAGACCACTCCAATCTCATAGCTGAACAATTTTCCGTTCAGATAGTTCGGTTGAATGTTTTTAACAATGTAATCACGATTTCCGTCATTGATTGTTGCTTCAAGCCAACTATCATCCACATCTACTTTTGAAACAGCTGGATAAATGAAAACTGTACCTGTCTTATCTTTAGTTTTAGAGTTATTCGTACCTTTGACAGAAACATACCTGTCAAATCTGACTGATTTAACGGCGAACGGTGCTGAATATGCTAAATCTCCAAAATCATCTTTCTTTTGTACTTTTTGAACATTAATAGTGTCTTGCAATAAGCGTTTATCTATCATAATCAACCCCCACCACAAGGCTAAATCCTGCCTGTTTAAGCACGTTCTCCGCATCAAGCGATAAGTTATATTGCTGACCGTCTGAACCGCCCACATATGAGCCGTAATTGATTGAGGTACGTCCAATAGACACGCTTTGCATTGTTTTTTTGTCATCAGCTGTCATGATGCCTGAAACATCCAAGTAAGCAATCTGAAACGCCATCGCAAGTTTGACCGCTTGCTGACGATAATCAAAATCTTCTTCGAATTTGATATATCGTTGATAGATACCTTGTGTGTATAAGTTGATGGCGATTTCAGCACGTTTTGCTAACTTGTCAAAATTTTCAACATCATCAAAGCCGAGTTTAGTAAACTCTGTTTCAGTTAAATAAGCCATGATAACCTCCCTTAAAGGGCGCTGTCACCCTTATTTTTCTGTTTCTACATCTTCTGTCGCTTTCTTGCGGGTGCGTTTAGGTTTTTCCGTAACTTCTTCATTAAGTGGTACTAAGACCGCTTGAACATCTGGAAAAGCACTAGCAAGGTCTGCGTTGATGCTGTCAGCGTAATCTTTTTCAAGTTCGATGACTTCACCAACAATCACATCTTTATTGAGCGATTTAAAGAATAGGTTTTTAGTAGCTTTATATTTAGCCATTATTCGCCCTCGTTTTTAGACTTTTTGCTACGTTTTGGTTTTTCTTCTTGTTCTTCAACCTTTTCTTGTTTAGGTTCTAGAACTTCAAAACCATCTGCGATAAGTTGTACTTCAAGCTCGCTGCCTTCTTGAACAGTGTAGACTTGATTTTCTTTGAAATACTTTTTCATCTGCTACCTCCTACGCTGATTTATGTGAAACATAAATACCATCTTCTTGTGATTTCAAAACAAACAAGTCGTGGTATAGACGGTTTTGATACAAGTAGCCGTCACCTTCTGTGTGTTGCCCTGGCGCAAAGAGATAGATAGAGTTAAATTTGGCTTTGGCAATAACAGCTGTTTTAGCAACAATCAAGAAATTAATATCTTTACCGTCCTCAGCTTTAACAAAACCTGTAGTGAAATCAAATTTAGTTTTGAAACGTGCATCATCCCAAACTTCGATAAGTTGCACACCGTCAAGAGAAGTGACACGGGTATCAATACCTTGTGGAGATGTAGTTGCGATTGAACGTGTAAAGTCTTTAGAACGTTCCAAAGCATCCATCACTTCACTAGACACGTACATAACAAGGTTAGATGCGCCAAATTTACGCATTGGCAAAATAGCAGCTTTTAAAACGCTGTAAACATTTTCTGGTGTGATGCTGTCTTCTTCTTTGAAATGGCTGCCGGTGATTGCTGCTGTTGCAATTTTAGAAAAACGATAAGCATCAACCTCTGGTGTTGCATGTTCTGAAATGAAAGTATTTGAAATGTTAGCCGCTGAAAGTTCTTGATTTGTTTCATCGACATCTGCTGTATCAACAAAGAACTCTACATCACGGTCAAATCCCAATGTGTAAACATTTTTGTCGTTCGATACTGTTCCAGCGTTGTAACCTTTAGAGCGTGTGTGAGTTTTATAACCTGTTACAGAAATGGTTGGAAGTTCAAAAGAACGTGCGCCAAGCCAATTTACTCTAGGGGTTTCAAGGATTGATGTTAAAGAACCTTGCATAAGGCGTTTTTCAAATTGCCCCTCATGTTTAGTAATGTAGTTAATTGACATGATTTCCTCCTTTTTATTCAGTCAATCCCAAAGCCTGTGCAAAGGCGTCTGGTGTTGGGTCTTTTGCTGCGGGATTTCCAGTAGCAAAAATACTTGGGTTAGGTGTGTCATCGTCTGCTTTGAAAAGATAAGGGTCACTTTCCTTTAATCCTGTGATGATGTCGTCTAGTTTTGGCTTACCGTCTTCGTCAAGCTCAACAGTGTCAACATCAATAAATTTCATCAAGGTTGATGGATTGTGTGCGTTAGTATCTTTCAATGCAAGGTTGATAGCATTGACCTTTTGTGTCATTGCAAGATTTGCTTCAGCATCAGCTTTAAACTTGTCATATTCAGCTTGCAATTTATCAAGTGCTTCTTTTTGTTCGGCACTTGTATTCGCATCAGCTTTCAATGTTTCAATCTGTGTCTCAGCATTTTGCAATTGGTTTTTAAGACTGTCTCGCTCTTGCGTGATAGTGTCCAAAGCTGATTTAGTTTCATTCAAATCTTTGCCATGCAAAGTAAAAACTTCTTTAGCTTGTTCATCTGTCAATCCAAGATTGATAAGGTCATCTTTTGTAAATGGCATTTTGTCCTCCTAGTCCTTTTTGTAGGTGGCTAACCCCCACCACAAAGGTAAAATCTTATTTACTTCTTCAGTTTACCTTTGAACAAAGCGGACTTTTTACCGTTTTGAACGCACAAAAAAAGCACCTAGAAAAAATCTAGGTGCAAATAAGTAAGATAACTTACCAAATATTCAAATCTACAAATTTATCAATGATACTTTCTGCCATTTTACCTTTTTGTGTAATGTTGTATGCATTGTCAAAGGCTTTGAGCTGGTAATAATCTTCCAAAGCTTCTGCAAAATCATCATTCAACTCTCCATTTTGCAAAATTTTATCTAAATCAAAATCAGGTAAGCACTCTTTAATAAAAGCTATTTGTTTTTCGTTTAGAATTTCAACTATTTTCATTTTTCAAAACCATACTTTCTGCGAATTCTTTTTCCTGTCTTATGAGTTGTTGCAATATTCCCTGTAGATGGATTAATAACAACTGATGTATCTTTACCGATAAATTTTTGAGATGGTCTACCATACTCATCATATTTAATCTCTTTTATTTCAAGAGGATTTTTTAAAGCATCAATGATAGTTTGAGTTTCAACCTTTCGTTCAACAGCACGATCAACAAGATGTTTTGAAACGTCTTTAATTTTTATATTATTGCTTGTTTTCATGCCTATTATAGCACTTTTCACCTCTCGTTGCTTCTCTAAAGTTTTCTTCTTAGTCCTTAACAATGTTTTATTTTTTTCGTATGAATTTTGAGTTGAAAATAACCTTTCCCTTGAATAATCACGATGCAAGAAACCATGCTGATCAACATAAGCACGCATCTTTCCTTGTAAGTTTCTAAGTTTTAAGCGTTCAGATGTGATAAGTTCATCATCTCCCAGTTGACTAGCGATGTGTAGGCGCTCTTTTTGGTTTCTGATAGCACGTTCAAGTGCTCTTTGTTTGGCTTGTATACGTGCATTCTCTTCTGCTTGTTCGGGCGTTAAGTCTTTGAGATAGTCTGGGTCTTCTGGTAGCTCATTGACCCCAATAATAAAAGGTGTCAAATAATGTCCACAATGCACACCCAAACAACCACCAGCATAACCATATCCGTAGTCAGACAAAGCAAGTACCTTAACACCTTGCTCTGTATGTGTCATGCCTTCCATTGTCACTATATGACCCTGCAAAGGTGCACACATTTCTCTAGCTGTGGCTTTCTTTGAGTAGTAGTAAGTGTCAATACCCATTTCCTTAGCTGGTGCTGTGCGCATTTCGTTGTAAACTCTAAACGTTGTCGTTTTAATAACAGCTCTTGCGTACGCATCTGCTCGCCACTCTCTGCCGCCTTTATCGACAAAACCTGTAAAATTCTTCTTTTGCCATTTCATGATAGTGTCACGAATAGCTTTATCAGCTGATTTTGAACTGATAACCACTTCGGCTACGGACTTCTCAACAATTGATTTGTATGTTTTTTGAATTGACCTAGGCAAAGTCGTATTGATAAGGTTTAAGTCACTAATCGCTTGCGATGTGTAAGCTTCAAGGCTATCTGTCACGCCGTTGGCAATATATTCACCATCTCTCCTGCCTAAATCCTCTGCAAGTTGCTGTTTAGTGTCTTTGTAAACCTTTAATCCTTCGTTAGCTATAACGTCACGTAACAAGTCCTCTGCTATACCTGTGCGCTCCGTGATAATTTTAAGATTCTCTTCGTTTAGCATGTGCATATCATTCAATTTTTGCATTTGCCAAATATATGGATTTTCTTGTAAATCAGCACTACCACGAACGATTAAACGCTTAATCATATTATCAAAGAGTTCTTGCTGCATCTGAGCGTAAATATCGCTAACTCCTTGCATCTTCAAAGAGAATTGCTGGTCATTTAAGACTGGTCTCTTACTCATCGTCTTCCTCTACTTGTTTCCTGCCATAAAGCGCTAAGTCTGCATCATTTTCTGGTGGTAATTCCCCATTGATTTCAACTAGATAGTCTTTAGCTTCCTCTTCGGACACATTCAATGTTTTTTGGATGCCTAAACGTTGTGGTGCAAAGCCTGCTGATACCATTTGCATCCAATAAGCAAGCTCTGCGTTTCGGTCTGTAAAGACACCATCGTCAAGATTGACTGAAATGTCTTCTAGCTCTGGTATTTCGCCCTTGTACAGACCTGTAGCTTTACCGAGTTCGCAAATAGATACGCATAACTCTTTAATCGATTGCTCAACAAGAGCAGCAATACTATTGCGCATTTGGTATGTGTCGCTATTCTCGCTAACTACTTCGGTAGCTGTCTTCATACTCTTGCCGTCAAACGAGAACATGCCAGCAGACACGCCAATCTGCATCTCAAATAGTTTCAGACCTTCTGAAATGGCTGTAATGTAGTCGTTTGAGCGGATAGGTGTTGTAATGTCCTTAATGCTGTTAGCGTCCATATCACCACCGCCTAGCTGTGTATAGATGTTTTGGTCTGTCTCAAAGCGTCGTTTAAAAGTGATTGAACCATCTTCTCTCTGTGCTGTTAGCTTAGTTAATTGTTCAGGGATAATGACACGACGTTGACCCATTTTGACTTCCCACATGAACTCATCGTAAGTTCTGTTGATAAAGTCAATTGTCGTTTTAGCATTATCAAAGATAGATAGACCAAGCGGACTGTTTATGTCTTTGTTGTTCATTCCTGGAGTCTTGAGATACGTAAACAATGGACGTGATAAGTCTTTAAACATTGTGACTTGCTCAAGGTCTGGATACAATTCAGACAAGTTCACACGTTGACCTAATGCGTCGCTGATATCTGACTTGTAAAGCTCGTTAGTGATACGATAATAGCTTTTATCTTTCGTACTTCCTTGCTCGTTTCCGTCAGCTGTCACCCATTCATGAAACTCTACGAGCGTGTAATACACGTTCTTTCTGCCCTCTGACTTGATTGCTTTAGTCAAGATAGCAGCATTCGACACGTCTTGCGTATTTGATTGCAACGGTAAGAATACTGGTGCTTGAACGAATGCTACACGAATTCTATCACCGTCAACATATGGACGCATAGCAAGACCACCCAACGCCAAACCACTTTCCAAATAGCGCTCAAAATTCTTGTTAAAGCGGTCATTGTCAAGCGTGTAGCTGATGAACTCATCAACTGATTTGTTGTCTGATGTGATTTCTGCTTGTTCGTTGTAAACTAAGCTAGCAATCTTTTTCGATGCTGTTCGTGCAATCGGCAAATGATTAAACTTGCGACGTTTCACATCACCCTCGCTATTGATATATTCGACGTCATCAAATTTAGATTGATAGTAAGTTAGATTGTGTTGAATACGACTGTACTCCTCTTGACTAACTGCAATTTTTGGATGATCAAGAATACTGTTTAAATTTGAAGTCTGCATGTTATACCTCCCACGATTAAAGAAATCTTTTACTTTCTGGATTAGACCCATAATGTCCTCCTAACTGTTTCCGACACGTAAACCAAGGATTTTAGCATTGTCCAAGGCAAAGTATTGTGATACGTCGCATGTGTGGTCATCTTCTTTGATGACGTTTGGATTATCTGACTGGATTGTCTTCTCATCCCAACGATACATGCGATGCTCTTCGATAAATATCTTATTGGCTTCCGTGTCTAAATAATAAAATCGTCCTTGAGCAAGCAATGACTGAAAACTGTCAATCATTGTCACTTTTTTAAGCTTGGCTACTGGATGCCAGCGAATAGCAAAGTCTAAATACATCTGGTTTCGCAATGCCCCCTCAGCACTATCGATTGTGTACTGTAGCACTTGCACTCTGTACTTATCCACAACCGAACGAGTAAAACTGTGTATGTCTTGTGATAATTGACTAGGCGCTTTCTTGACTACTTTCCCCGCTGGTGAATAGTAGTAAGTATCAAGCAAAATGACATTGCCTTTTGCTGTAATTCCAAATGCTCCGCAAGCTGTTGCTGACTGCTGGTGACCACCGTCAAGTGCAAAGGAAATACCAATCAGCCTATCATTAGCTGGCAAACTATCCAACGGATGAAACGTGCTCATGTTGTATACGTTGTTTCCAAGTCCGACTGGCTCGCCCAGGTAGATATATCTGTAATAATCAAAGTCATTAGCTTTAATACGTTCGATGTCTTTTAGCATTTGCTCAGTGACAAAACCCAGCTCGTCATCAAGATAGCTAGATGAGTGGCAAAGATATTCATCACGGATTTTCATAGTCTCAAACCACTTGTTAATCCAACTGTATGGATTACGTGGAGGGTTATAGGACCAAAAGAATTGCACGCATTTAGCTTTAGCGTGTTTCTGGCGCATGAAAGTAACGTTAGACTGGTCAAAATCTTCTTCGCTGTCAAATTCTGCCGCCTCTTCGTACCAAACAGCGATAATATTTCCGATATCGTTTGATTTTAGCTTTTGAAAGTCGTCTTGACCGTAAAAATAGAACGTTGACCCTGTTTTCTTATGAATAATCTTAAACGGGCTAACAGTCGTCTTAAAACCGCCAAACACGCCATACAATTGCAATGCCCATTGTATTTTATTAAAGACACTATCACGTATCGTATTAGCTACCTTACGAATGATTACAACGTTAGCTGTCTCACCTTGCTTGATGTATTTCACCATCATATAAACCAATTTCAATGCGATTACAGATGATTTAAACGAGTTCCGCCCACCTTTTAAAATATTGTACGGCTCACCAGAAATCCAAACAGGCTTAAAATGTGGATTGACGTTTTTCTGTACGTTAAACACCATCATCAACCTCCTCAGCCCACTCATCAACAATGATGATTTGGTCATCTTGCGCTTCGTTAGCGTTGACTTGTTCACGCAATTTAGTCAATTCAAGCTCTAATTTTTCGGCTTGTTTAGCAGTTGGATAACGTTTCAAAATTTCCGTAATAGCTTTGATGACTGTTGCATTATCCGCTTTCTTCCTAAGTCTTTTGACTTCGCCTGTGACTGGATTCATCATCAAAACTTCTTCGTCACGATTTCCTCTTGCGATGTCTGATAGTATACTCAACGCCTCTTCAGCATCCATGATGTTTTTCTTGTGTAATTCAGAAAGTTGATCATCAATGTACGCTCGAATTTTAGTATTTTTTAGTAGCTTATCAGCGTTAGCACCTGCGTATTTTTCAGAATATCCAGCATTAATTGCTGCTTTTGTTGCATTTCCTAGCTTGATAAATTCATCTGCAAATCGTTTCTGACGTTCATTCATTACCTCTCCTTTCACACAAAAAAATCACGAGTCTTAACTCATGATTTCATTGTAATATCAAGTTAATGTGGCTTTTTACCGTTCTTTCAAAGCGTTAGCTAACAAATGTCTGTAGGTTGCACGGAAATAGTCATCAAACCAATTATTAAGATGCTTGTATGTTCTGTTTGGACTTCTGTAGTAAATCCTTTGACTAGCACCTATCACGTTCATTGTCTCGTATACATATACCTCTTTGAGCACTCTGACAAGTGACTCATCTGTTTTTGAGATAACCTCACTTGTGACTGTGTTCAAATTGACGTAAAACGCTGCATCTTCATTGTTATTTTCCAGAAAACAGTCTTGTATCTTTTGCTCTAGGATTGTTTTCTCTGGGTTTGTTTTATCTCTCAGAAAATACCACTTCAGCCATATGATTTCTCGCCTATGTATTACAGACAATCTTTCAAACTTCGTCTTTGCCATAACTTCACCTACAAGGTTTCCATCGCTTTAATAAATTCTTCATAGCTATTCAAAACTTTATAGCGACAATCACGCACGTAAACTTCACAACCTTTATGCTCCACCCAATTACCTGTTTCTTCGTCAAAGATTTCAAATGTATCTTCCGCTATTGATATAATCTCATTTGCGTTTAATACCAGTTTGAATTCCTCAAGTTCATCTACATCATACGCTGTTATATCTATTAACCATCTGCTGTTCATTTTAATCCTCCTCAATCGTCATCCACTCTTCTTTTTCGGCAATCTTACCGCATTTTGTGCATTTAACACCTTCTACCTCGTAAGTTCCTGTGAAAAATATTTTATGGATAGTCGTTCTCACATAATGATGTTTACAAAAGAAATGACGTACACCCAGCTTGAATTGGCTAATTTTTTCCTTGACTACATATTTTAAAGCTTCCCAATAATCAAACATTATCCTTTTCCTCCTCGATTGTCAGCACAAATCTGTAATAACCTTTTTTCCCACTCAATCCGCCTAGCTGGAACTTCGTTGATTTAATCACGTTATCATTGTCATCAGTCCAAATTTTAGCTTCGGTCATACCATCGACTAACGCTTTAACTGTTGGATAAAGATTTGGCGTGTCTAATCTTCGATTTGTTGGCTTGTACACCGTCACAATTAAATGGCACGGTCTCTCTGGGCTAAAAGGTTTCATCTGCTTATCTTTCTTCGCTGTAACTTCATACATCGCTAACGTTTTAATACGTCTTGTCATGACCGCTTGCGCTTGACGATGAAATCTATCATTGCTGTTGATAACCATGTTTTGCTTTTTTAACTTGGTATTTCTAGGCAACCAAAACTCAAATTCCATGATTTACTCCGTCACAATCGCTGTCTTTCTCTTTTTCAAGAAAATCTAGCTTACTCTTAAGTCGTTGAATTTCCGCTTCTCGTTTTCCTTTTTGAACAGCTGGATTATAGTTCAACTCTCTTACTTCGCCACCAAACAAGTCAAGGCTCTTGTTCAGTATTCTTGTACGCTCGAACACTTCGTCAATCTTTTTAGCCTGAACATTGACTAACCAAATATTTACGACACCAAACACAGTAACAACTACCGCAAAAAACATTTCTTTCATTTTTCTTTCTCCTCATCTGCTAACTCAACTAACGCATTGCCACAAGTGTCACAAACCATAACACCAGGCTCTTCTTCCCACAGCTCTAAATCCGCCACATTTCTCCACTCATAACAATCTGCGCAGAACGCTCTTTTAATTTTCATATTACACCTCTCTATACGTTTGCTTAAAAATTTCTTTCTTGCATACATAGCATTCGCCAGTCTGGTTTTTAATTAGATAATCACCATCTGAGAAACACATTTTGCCTTCAAGTGTATCAATTGACATAATTAGACCTCCAACTCCTCAATAGAAACATAACCAACATCTCTTAGTCTCTCTATTTCTTTATCTAATTTGTTATCAAACACAAAAGTTTTCTTGACCAACCTTATTTTTTTATGCTTACCGCAAGAACACTGTAGTCTTGTATATAACTTAATATCTTGACCACAAGCTGAATAAGTCATAACATAATAGCCGACTTTCTTATAAATGTGCTTATGGACTGATTTGATTCCTAACATCCTTTCAACCTCACCTCAATTCTACTCCTCTACAATCGTAATGTTGTATCCTATGATTTTTCGCCCGTCAGTAGTCTCGATTTTGGTTCTTCTCTCAAAGAAAGAATAATCTTTTACCTCCACACGCTCCCAGCCACAATTTCTGTTGTCGTTAGGTATATAAGCATATACGCCGTGACTAGACGCGTTGCTACTCTCCGAACAGCCATTCAAGCCTATTACAGCTAACGCTAAGCCTACTAGCACTATTAATTTTTTATTCATAATCATAATTACCTCCCCAACTATCAGCGTAATACACAATCACTTGATTTTCTTCTAAAAGCTTAATTTGTGCCTTAGCATCTTTGAGTTCAGTCTTTAACTCTGTCATTTCGGACTTGCTTTCATGCCTGCCAATGTCGTATCCAACAGCGATGCACATAAACGCTGCTAGCATAACGACTAGCCCAATTATTAAATTTTCACTTTCCATAATCGCCTCCTAAATAATCAAAGATAGCTGTTTATTAGCTTGTTCAATCTCTAAACGTAAATTTGTTTGTGGTTGCCATTGTTGCCAATAATCGTAAGCACGCTCAATGTCTTTCTTTTTCAACAAGTCATAGCGTGGAATTTTGAACAACTCTTTAAAATCTCTGGCTGCTTGACAAAACACTTTCTGTCTCAATTTGCTATCAGAATATGCTGGCGCATCATAACCACCCAAACATTTAACGACTGCTTTGTTACGTTCTTTAGTCAAATCCTGGTTGATTGACGGATTGACTGGTTGTTCTTCTTTCAAATAAACAATGTCATCACGCATTACAGCTTGTTCTTTCTTGATTTCTTTCTGCGTTTGGAACAGTTGAATAAACGCATCCTCTGGGCTGAGCGCTGTTTGTGTTGGTGCCACATAGCTACCGTGTTTTCTAATGGCCGGAAGTACCTCACTTGTCACCCAGCGTCTAAATGCTTTAGCTTTCTTCATCTTGCTTTCGATTACAAGCGAATACAGACCAGACTCATTAATCATAACGGGTCTTTGTTTTCTTCCGATGGCGTCACGAATTGTTACCTCATCCGTTTTATCCTCATCGTCTACATGGTCTCTGATAGCTTTTCTTGAGTTAGTGTAGCCTAAAACCTCTGCTACATCTTTTCCGACGAAATAAACCATGCCGTCAATTTCAAGTGTGCGAACTTGACCAAATTCTTCGTTGTTAAATACTTGTACATCCATCATTTAAAGACCTCCTCACCATTTCGAAGCATATTGTTAGCTAACACATAACTTGTGATTTTTCGCTGCGTTTCTGGATCTTGATAATAATTTAAAGTTGCTTGATAAGCTTTCTTAGCTGCTGTAATTTTTTTGTTTGCATAAACTGTGAATAAACATAAGTAAGTAACGCATAAAACTGCGAATAATAATACAATAAATTGCTCTTGTGTCATTTGTTTTTCTCCTCGAAATGTCTTGTTACTGTTTTAAAAATGTCTAGCAATAGCTTCTGTGGAATATTTGAACGCTCATTATAAGATTTTGAAAAATACTTCCATTCAATCTCCTGTTTAATAATGTCATTCTTTAAATTCAAATTGATATTGCTAGCGAACTTTGTTGGTTTCTGTAGTGGATAATCGTAATTGTTGTATCTTGTCATATTGAGATAAGGCAATTTAAAACCCATAACATCCTCAATATACTTCCAAATCCGACCACTTGCTGGGTTCTCGATGATAAAGTAAGATGGTTCATAACGTTTGATAATTTCAATTGTGTTAAATACTGTTAATTCACCATTCACACGCTTCATGAATTGACGACTATAACGATAATTGATATATGCCTGTTCATAGTCTGAACGATTGCGAATAGTAAACATGCTAGCCTCACGCTGTGGAGCGAATAAGCTATCCATTGAAAAATCTTCTTGTTTCCAACAAGCATTACCCTCCGCCATCGCGCTAGCGTTAGACCAGCTTTCACAAGGTGGACTAGCTATAATCAAATCTGGTTTTGGGAGTTTATCCAACGTATTAAATAGCGTGTTATCGCCAAACAGACGTTTGTAATCTGCTAAATCTAACTCAATGAAATGGCTGTTTTTATGCTCAATATCAATGCCAATCGGATAAACATCAATATTTGCTTCTTCCGCTTCATTTAGCGTTTTAATCGCTTTAGTATATGAACCGTTACCGCTATCGAAAAGAGCCCAAACAATCATTTTTTTCAATCGCTTTTTTCCTCCTCGAACATCTCTTCAAATTCTCGTGTAATATTTCTCATTCCAAAAGCCTCATCGGCTCTAAAATAAAAATCTTTGTTGTTTGTTCTTTTCAAATACAATCTTTTGCTACAAGCTGGACAAGAAACAGACTTCCTGTGATTTTTAATCTTCAAGACTGTGTACATCCCACAAAACGGGCACATAATCTCTGCTTTAACTAGTTCTTCTTTCATGGTGCACCTCTAAAACGGTAAGTCTTCTTCGCTAATGTCCATCGGATTTGCGTTCCCAAAATTTCGGCTAAAATCAGGATTAGTCTGCATTGATTGACCTTGGAAAAAGCTTGTCTGTTGCCCTTGTGGTTGTCCAAAATTCCCTTGATTTGGATTTTGATAGCCGTTATTCGCATTTTGCGGCTGTTGATTTTGAAAATTACCGCTATTTTGGAAATTACCTTGGTTTTGATAACCTTGATTTTGCCCAAAATTGCCATTGTTACCATTATTTTGATTTTGAGCTGGTGCATATCCATTAATTGCATCGATGATAATTTGTGGATATTTATTGCCTTCGTGCTCATTTTGACGATAGCGACCTGTGATAGTTACCAAATTTCCGACATTGTCATACAGGACATTTCCTAGCTCACCGAAAGCAATTACTTTGATGTAGCCATGTTTATAATTACCATCTTCGCCTTTACCATTTGCAAAGCTCATGCTTGCAGTCGTAAAGTTTTGATCGTGCTTGTTGTATTCGTTATTAAAGTTGATATAACCTTTATTTGTTACTTCCATTGTCGTCCTCTTTCTCATTTCTTATGCTGCTTGTGAATAATAGCGCCAAGAACATCCATAGCGGATTTTTAAAATAAACAGCGATAAATGCACATATAAGCAAAGCACCCACATCATGCAATATCCAAGCTAACCACATCATTCAACTTCCTCCACTTCTCTAACTTCCAGCTCATGCACACCAAATTTTAAAAGCGGTGCATATCTCTCGTTAAATTTAATCGCTGCTGCATATGGATTAGAAGCCTCAACTTCTGCTCCTAAATCCAAGCTTGCAATTTTACCGCTGACATAATACTTTTTCATATTTTCACTCCTTGATGTCTTCTGATTTGACAAATACACCGTTCACCATTCGACCTGTACGCCCTTTGATTTCATTCCAAGCAAGCTCAAAACATTCAATCGTGCTAGTGTTTTCTTCCACTGCGATAGCATCTAAAACATCAGCTAAATGTACAATACTGCGCTCAATTATCATTTTTTGAAAACTCGCTTCATACCTACCGCCATTAATTGTTAATACGCTAGCAATACGACCAATTTCTACCGTACCTAGCAACAATAATTTATCAGTAGAAGCACCAAATAATCCTATTTGTTCTGGTACATCTTTGTAAAGGTTTGCATCAACTAGTTTATTAATATCTTTCAAATCCATTTGTTGACCTAAGATAATTAATACAACTAACACATCACCGATGCTATCTTTAAGCTGTTCAGGATTGCTCTTAGCTTTTGCTTGATTAAGCTCTCCCCACTCTTCGCTTAATTTTTGCATTTGCTTGATTGGTTCAGCTTTATCCAATCCTTTAGCAATAGACCACGCTTTGACATTTTCGACTAATTCATTAAATTTCATTGTTTTCCACCTTTTCTTCTAACTCTTGATATTTGATACCATTCATATCTAAGAAATCTTTAAACATCTTAGCTTGTTTTTCACCTTTTGGAAAAATCAATCGCAAATCATATGCTACTGCCTTATTCTCAATTTTTGGTTCATTTTCGGACGTGTTTTGAGTTTCAGGTGTAATTGTATTACTCTCTAAAATTTCGCCTGTTTCGGCGTTATATGCCTTAATTTGAGAGTTGGCATTTTCTTGCGCTAGACGTTCAATTTCCGCCTTGCGTTCTGCCTCAGCTTTAGCTCGTGCTTCTGCCTGCTCTTTACGTAAAACAATAGCATCTCTGTCTGATTTCATGATTTTAAGCACATCTACAAGCGTTTTACCATCTTCAAGATAGCGAACATAAGCATCTGGAAGTAGTTCATAATCTTTAGCTTGTTCAATGATTGTCTCTTTGCTTTCTTCGAACTCACGAACCGCTTTGTATTCGTCTAAAACAATCTGATCAATTTCCTCAAGCGTTGCTGTTTTAAGTTCAAATTTGCCTGCTTTAAAGTATTTCTTCAAGCTGTATGAGTCGTATTTATCCTCAAATGTTGACTTATCCAATTGAGCTAGCTCACATTTCTCTTCGAAAGCAGCACGTACTGCGTCAACTCGTAGCAATCGTTCCTGTTCATCGATTGCACTTAAGCCTTCTGTCATTTTTTTGGTCACTTCATCAATTGGCGCTAATACTTTTTCTTTATACCACGCTTCAAAATCGTTATAAGGTAAATTGAAAACACTTTTGATTTCTTTACGTTTAGCTTCTAAAGCTTTAGTTAGATTGTTGTAAGTCGTACGCTCGTTATATGCCTCTTTGTAGGTTTCTGCTGTTATTTCTCGATTTGAGTATTTAGCAACAGCATCAGCGACTTGCGCCTCAATACTTTCACGGTCAATTTTGATGACCGCTGGTTTAAATTCAACATTGATTTCTGTTAGTGTGTTATTTGTTACGTCTTTCATTGTTTTATCTCCTATAGATCATTAAAATTTGTTTGGTTTTGGCTTGGTCTTTGTTGTGGCATTAGTGATTTGATGTAATTAATCACTTCGTTAAAATGTCCGCTTGGGACAGCTCTAAAATCGTTGATGTTGTAACGAACCAAAATACCACTTGCTACAATATCTGGGTTTTGGTTGGTCATCTGCGCAAGCTGATTGATGCCGTTATAAATTTGCTGCAATTGATTATCATTGATGTATTGCGTTTGCTGATTTGAATTTGTGGCTTGTTTTTGCTGTTTTCGATACTCGTTTGTATCAGCATCCTTAGCATCATCAATTAAGAAAATACCATTTAACGCATACTTCCTAGCATAGCTTGACGCTGCTCCTGTTATCTGAGATGCATCCATACCTTTTTTCTTTTCTTCCTCACGGGCTCTTGCCTCAACCGTAATTTTTTCGCCTGTGTTTACATCAACGAAATCAAACGTAGCTACCAGATAGTATCTATCGCCAACTTGCTCAATAACATCTTTTCTAAAAAATGCTGTACAGTCGTTTTCCCATAACAGTGGCTTTATAGCATTTAAAATATCCTCAGCATTCCTGTAGCTATAACCTCCAAATTTGTTATATTGATCTTTAGGGACGTTTAAAACTTTTTGTATATTTAGGAGTTTTTTATAAATCGTTACCTTTTCCATTCCTGATCCTCTAATTGTTCATCTTTCCAGCGATCATAAGCTTCGTCCTCATCACCCTGAAATGCTTCTTCGTGGTCCTCATACGTGCTTAACCAATTATCGTAATCAAAATCGCCAAATAATCCATGTGTCATTTGTTCACCTCAACAGCTTGCATTAAGTAGTAGCAAGTCTTTAAGCCATAATCAATGCGAACGATATCGTTAGCTTCATTGTATTTCTTATCCCACTTTGGCTTATCAATTGCTGAATTAATAGCTACATCACGTTTTAGTGCCTTAACAGCATCTTTGACGTTGTCATAAAAGCCGATGTGAAACTTGCGGTGACCGTTGACAATGTGTAGTAGTTCGATTTTCATTAGTCTTCGTCCTCATCTGGAAATAATACATCGCGCGCTGCTTCTGGTACATCTTTGCCATTTAGCACATCTTCAAGAATGTGTGAGATAACGTGCATTGTTTCAAAGGATATCAATTTATCTTCTGGCTGTTCAATAATTCCATCCTTATGCAGCCCAAGTGCTAGTATTGATATTCCGTGCAGGAACTCTTGCAGTTCTTCAATACGTTTCAAAGTTTTGTGTTCTTCTAAAATTGTTTGTTTTAAATCTGCCATTGTGTTCTCCTATTTTCGAAAATCTCTGTACAAGCTAATTTGGTGCTCTCTGCTTTCCTCGTCATCGTCCCAAAGCTCGGCGGCTGCTATCAGCATTTCCAGGAAGTCGTTATCAACCTCAACTGGTTTACTACTCCCTTGCTTTAGCTGTTCAGCAGCTCTCAATTGCTCAACGTTTGTAATACCTTGCGAACGCATGCGAACTAGGATACCAACGACGTAATTTAAGAATAGCTTTCCGTTTCTAACAGATATCTTCAAAGCCTCGTTGATTAATTCAACAGGATAGCCGTCCTCTTTAACAAGCTTTTGAATGTCTTCCAGTTCGAACGGTGAAAGCATACGACCAAAATTAGCTTCAAAATTATTAATAAGTTCCTTTAATTCCATTACACCCACTTATTAATTATTAGTAATTATTTATTATTAATATTTATTGTTAGTTAGTATTTGTTAGTGTTAGGTTTTACAACTTTGTAAAATACAACTTTGTAAAATACAACTTTGTAAAACCTAATTTTGTAAAGTTTGATTGAGATTTGTTTTTAAACTCTCAAATATTTCATCACTAATTTTCCTATCAGCACAAAATCTAAAGTATTCAACACCTTTACCTCGTCCCAAAGACTTCTTATAAGTCCTAACATATCCAGCATTTTCAAGCTCTTCTAATGTATTTCTGACACTAACAAGACCATCTTTTGAGCGTTTAACCAATTCTGTAGGATATACACGCCACTCGTCTTTGTTACTGAGAATGACCAACAACAATCCTTTGGCTTTATTTGATAAATCTTTGTCTTGTATGAATTCATTACTGACAGCTGTATAGCTACTTGTTAACGTTTTGAAAGATATATTGCATCAGCTTGCCTCCAATTGTTTCTCGTTAATCGCTTTTAAAATGTTATAAACTTGATGACCCGCTGGGATGACGTAGTCAGTAATGTCCTCAAGTTCCGTACCATCAGCCATTACGTGGATTATTTTGTAATGCTTTTTAGCCATAGTTTCTCCTTTCTTGCTTGAGCCAAAACATTCAATGTGTCTGTAAGTGTTAAACCAATTAAGCTTGTAATAAGTACCTCGCTTAATTGATAATGTTTTCGTTGCCAGTTTCTCACTAGCATTTCTTGTGTACTATTAAGTTCGTTCATGTTATAATTTAGTTAGTTATAATTTGTTAAACACTTCATGAATTTTTGTTCATAAGTGTTTTTTATTTTTTATTTGAACGAATTTTCGTTCACGTCGTTAAAAAATTAAGCTGGCGATGCAGCTGGTGAAAATAGATATTTTAAATCATACTCTGGGAAAAATTTTTGTTGAATTTTAACCGCTTCATCAAATTTAAATGGATATGTCCCATTGATTTTATCCCTTACCGTTTGAGCTTTGATACCTAGATAATCAGCAATATCTACAAGAGCCACCTCTTTCTCAATTCTAGCTTGTTCAATGTTTAACATTTTACTTCTCCTTTCTTTAAACGAATTTTCGTTTAATTTGCTATTTTTTTAAGCCATTCCTTAGGCTCACTTAGATAATAAACTAATTTTCGTTCATTGTCAAGAGGAAACAAATATTTTTTCGTTTATTTTTAAATAGACAAACGAAAAATCGTGTGTTATAATCATTTTATAAGGAGTGTAAGATAATAAATGAACGAAAAAGAACTACGAGAACTTATAGAGCGGCGCTATGGTAGTGTCAGACAATTTTCAATAGAAATTGATATGCCAGCGTCTACTATTAACTCTATTTTAAAAAGAGGTATTGCAAACTCAAATGTTGAAAATGTATTAAAAATTTGTTCAGCATTAGGGATTAGACCTGAAATTTTTTCTTCTCTTATAGAAAATACTGATGATAAATATAAAGAGATTGTTTCTATTTATAAGAAACTTGATCAAACAAGACAAGAAAAGGTTTTAAACTTTGCTAGCGATCAACTCGCTGAACAGGAACAAGAAAATACTGTTTCTTCTATTTTTAGCAAAAAAGAAGATGACGACGAATACATCACCGACTATGTTCAAGGTTTAGTAGCTGCTGGACGTGGTGTCTTCCAAAACGATAATCTTTATATGGAAGTTAAGTTAAGAGCTGATGATGTACCAGAAGAATACGATACAATCGCTAAAGTTGCGGGTGACTCAATGGAACCGTTGATAAAAGATAACGACTTGTTGTTCATTAAAGTAACTAGTCAAATTGAACCTAACGAAATTGGTATTTTCCAGGTCAATAACAAGAACTTTGTTAAAAAACTAAAACGTGACTATGATGGTCGATGGTATTTACAAAGTTTAAACGATAAATACGAAGAAATCTACTTGTCAGAAAATGACGACATCCGCACAATCGGAGAAGTCGTTGATATTTATAGAGAGGATTAAAATATGGGATTGCTTAGCTTTTTATTTGGTAAAAAAAGAACAAGTATACAGCCAAAAACTTCTATAACATTTTCATCTTCTGATGAATTTGACTACTACACCCCAGAATATTTCAAAATATTAGATACAAGACCTAATATATTTGAAATTTACGGTAGACCTCACAATTTTCCAAAGTATGACGATAGTTTTATCACTAACGAGAACTACAAATTAAGAGAACTTTTATTGTTAGTGTGGTGGGGAAATCCAAAGAATGGTCGAAAATCTACTGTAACTATTCCTAAATACTTTTTTTATAGTTACAATTTAAATGCTGAGAAATTGACTAATGATTTTAAATCCAATGGTCTTCTAGTAGATATAGAAGGAAAAATGCTATTAACGGAAAAAGGTCAAACAGTTTACGATAAATACAAAGCTTTATGGGAAATCCATGTTGTAAAGCAGTATCCAACTAATCTTGATATTGATTTTCCGTCATGGGACAAAGAACAATTTGAGTTAAAATTGTATCAAATGGAACTAACATACTATAAAGCTCACGCAAATCATTGTAAAAAGTTGGTAGACTTTTTCAACTCTCTCAACATACCTTCTACTGCTAAAGATGTACACGATCAAATCAACTACTATATAAATGAGGGTAACAGCGACCTCGCAAAAGTTAATGACTATCAAGAAAAAATCACTATTCTAAAAGAAAAAACTACCCATATGTTAAGTAACTAAAAACTACGTGCAAAAGACTGAACCACGTTAAAAGCTGCTGGAGAAAATACAATGAAGAAGAAAACTGCTATTATCATTGCTACAGCTTTCTTGTTTGTCGCTAGTCCTGCTATCGAGACAACTGTTTTTCCTCAAGCTCATACAGCTTACGCCGTATCAAAAGAGTATAAAAACGCTCTTGAAACAGCTGAGTTGATGAAAGACGCAAACATGTCTAAAAAAGCTTTCTATCAAGCATTACAAGATGAAAGTGGCTTTGAGAAAAAAGCGGTAGATTATGCTGTTAAAAAACTGAAAATCAGTTGGAAAAAGAATGCCTTAGCATCTGCTAAAAATTTTCAAGATTATGGCATGTCTAAAGAGAAAATCAAAGAAACATTGCTTAGCGAAGAGGATGGCGGAGGTTTTACAAAATCAGAAGTCAACTACGCTATTAAACATTTAGAAGACGAAGATTAAAATAAAAAAAGCCCACGCTCAAATTTTGGACGAGGAGAGCGTGAGCTAGGAAGTATACAAGAAAAAGCCATTAAATGGGCGTTTTTCTTGTACCCATTTTATCATTTTTCAACGATAATTGAAAGAGGTACAAATATGAACAAAGTAGCTATCTATGTACGTGTATCAACCACAAACCAAGCCGAAGAAGGCTACTCTATAGAGGAACAGATAGACAAGCTAAAAGCATATTGCATGATTAAAGATTGGAGTGTATATGATGTCTATGTAGATGCTGGTTTTTCTGGTTCTAATATCAAAAGACCAGCTATACAAAAGCTTATCAAAGACACAAAAAGGAAAGTCTTTGATACCGTTTTAGTCTATAAACTTGACCGACTAAGCCGAAGCCAAAAAGACACATTATACTTAATCGAAGATGTTTTTTTAGAAAATAAAATAGACTTTGTCAGTCTACTTGAAAACTTTGATACTTCTACAGCTTTTGGGAAAGCTATGGTAGGTATTTTATCGGTGTTTGCTCAATTGGATAGGGAGCAAATTAAAGAGCGTATGCAATTAGGTAAATTAGGGCGTGCTAAGTCTGGTAAGCCTATGATGTGGGCTAAAGTCGCTTATGGCTACACTTATCATATTGGAACAGGTAAAATGACCGTTAATCAGTCGGAAGCTATTATTGTAAAAGAAGTGTTTAGCTCATATTTGAATGGACGTTCAATCACTAAATTAAGAGATGATTTAAACGAGAAATACCCAAAAACACCAGCTTGGAGTTACCGCACTATAAGACAGATGCTTGATAATCCTGTATATTGCGGTTACAACAAATACAAAGGTCAGGTATACCCAGGAAACCACGCGCCTATTATTTCCAAAGAAATATACAACCAAGTCCAAGACGAGCTTAAAATTAGACAACAAAAAGCATATGAGCACAACAATAATTATAGACCGTTCCAATCAAAATACATGCTTTCTGGTATTGCACAATGTGGCTACTGTAAAGCGCCTTTAAAAATAACATTAGGCACAATCAGAAAAGATGGAACACGTTTTAAACGCTATCAGTGTGTTCAGCGTACACCTAGAAAAACAAAAGGCGCTACCGTCTACAACAACAATGAAAAATGCAACTCAGGATTTTATGAGAAAGACGATATAGAAGCATACGTCCTAGAGTCTATTTCCAAGCTCCAAACAGACTCTAATTGCATAGATGAGCTATTTAATGACGAACCAGAAAAACTTGATAGAGACGCTTTAAACAAAGAAATAGAGACACTCTCAAATAAGATTAGTAGACTCAATGATTTATACATTAATAATTTAATTACGCTTGATGATCTAAAAACAAAAACAGATACTTTACAATCGAAAATAGATATTTTAAAAGAAAAGCTAGAAAAAGACCCAGCTTTAGAACGACAAAAAAACAAGCAAAAGATGCTTAAAAAACTAGACACTAAAGACATTTTTAAAATGGATTACGAAGAGCAAAAGATGCTTGTCAGAGCGCTTATTAACAAAGTTCAAGTGACTGCTGACAGTATCAAAATTTTATGGAAAATTTAACAAATTTAGTATCATTCATTTCCACAAGTGTAAAAGCTTCTACAGACTTTTTACGTAGTTTTTTCCAAATGTTTTTCAT